TAGAGGTTGATGTAGAGGTAAAAGGACAGAATAGTGTAAAAGGACTTGGACAAGAAATCAGGGACTTAACAAAACAACTCCGTCAAACACCAGAAGGCACAAAAGAGTGGTCAAAGATATACAATCAAATTGATGACTTAAAAGATAAGTTAGAAGCATCAAAGAAGGCATCAAAAGATTGGATTGATACCCTACAAGATGCTGGTGGTCCATTAGGTTTATTGGGAGCCAGTCTTAACAAAGTTAAGGTTGCCACTCAATCATTTGGTGGAGCATTAAAGGCAACTGGTATTGGTTTAATAGTTGGACTATTAGGTAGTTTAGCAGCAGCGTTCAGTGAAAATGACGCAGCGATGAAGAAACTACAACCTGTAATGAACGGGTTACAAAAGATACTTGGTGGTATATTTAAGGCTGTTGAACCTCTATTTGATATCTTTGTTGATTTAGCAGTTCAAGCAATACCTTATGTAACCAAAGCAGTTGGTGGGGTATATGCTGCCTTATCAGGGTTCTTTAGTTTTATTAAGACATATGCGTTAGGTGTTGGTAAAATCCTTAAAGGTATATTCACATTAGATTTTACATCATTAAAAGAAGGTATTAGTGATTTGGCTGGTAATTTCAGTAAATCTTGGGATGCGGCAAAAGACACTTATGGTAAGTTTGAAGAAGGAACAAAAGAACAAACCAAGATTGAAAAAGAAGAGGCGGACAAAAGGGCAAAAGATGCCAAAGAAGCAAGTGATAAAAGAAAAGCACAGGCTGAAAAAGAATTAGCACAAAGAAAAGCAGACCTTGATGCCAAGATTAAACTTGAAACTGATTCTGAAACCACCTCAAGAGAAAAGTTAAAAGCCTTGTTGGACCAAAGACTGGCTTTGGAATTAAAGACAGCAGGTTTAACGGAATCACAAAAAGAGGTTATCCGTCAAGATTACAAAAAGAAATTAGATGATGCCTTAAAGGCAGATGATGATAAGAAGAAGGCAGATGATGCCAAGAAACTACAAGACAGGTTAACTCAACTTGATGCTGAAATTCAATTAGAGGTAGACAAAGAAAACACATCAAGGGAAACACTGGCGGCTTTACTTGATGAGAAGATGAATATTGAACTCCAAAAGGCTGATTTAACAGAAGCACAGAAGGAGTTAATAAGAGCAAAGTATGCCAAACAACTTGAAGATGCGATTAAAACTGATAATGATAAACAGAACGCTTTAAGACAAAAAAATTATGATAATGAGTTATCTGCTATTGATAACCATTACGGAGCATTAAAGAGGTTCAGTGAGGATTATTACAGGGATATAAGAGCACTTTATACCAAGAATGAAACTGACTTAAAGGCAGCATTAGATAGTGGTGCCATTACACAAGAAGAATATACCAATAAGATTGCCGCATCAGGTAAAGCAAGAGTTGAAATTGATAAGTTAGAAAAACAATCAGCAATAGAAAAAACCAAATTGGTGTCTGATGCTTTGGGTCAATTATCAACCATTGTAGGACAAGATACAGCAGCGGGTAAAGCATTCGCAATAGCAAAGGCTACAATAGACACATACCAAGCAGCGGTGGCAGCATATAAATCACTCGCTGGTATTCCGGTTATCGGACCTGTGTTGGGTGGTATTGCCGCAGCAGCAGCCGTGGCATCAGGTATAGCAACAGTTAAAAAGATTGTGGCAGTTCAGGTTCCAAGTGCCCCAAGTGGAGGTGGTAGTAAGGTTAGTACACCATCACAATCATCAGCACCAACTGGTGGTTCAGGACCTATTAGTATTAGTGGAATAAGAAGAGCACAGGGTGGTATGATTAGTGGACCTGGTAGTGGTTTTAGTGATTCCATACCAACATTATTATCTGATGGTGAGTTTGTAGTCAATTCAAGGTCTACAAGATTATTTCAACCTTTATTATCAGCAATCAATAGTACTGGTAATTTACCTCAATTTGCCGTAGGTGGACAAATCAATAGGAGTATATCATCATCTGTTGATAACTCATCAAGAATTATGGACGCATTAGGACAAACATTAGCAAATCAACCTATTAGAACTTATGTAAGTTCAGGTGATATATCTAACAACCAACAATTTGATAGGGTGATTAAATCACGCTCTTTAATATAATTTGGTAAAAAAAATAAATTAGCATATTTACTAATAATGAACGGAACAAGAATTGTTGAGTTGTTTATTGATGATAACTATGATGATGCTGGTATTGAGGCTATATCATTGGTATCAAAACCGGCTCATGAAGAAGAGTGGATGGCTTTTAATTCTGAAAAACCTGATTTAGAAAACAGGGAGTATTCACCATACACAATAGTTGAAAATGATTTTTGTTCTCATAACCCAAAATTAGACACTTTGGGTGAACCTTATTCTGACCTCATCAATGAAGGATGGGAAATTGTTAGAATGGAAAAGGTTACACCACAGATGGTTCACAAGATGCAACAAGCAAGGTTCTCATCACCTAATGAACCATCAGATAAGGACACAGAAACAACCAGAATAAGGTTTAAGTATGTAGGTCCAAGAGATAACAAGAACAGACAATTCTGTGCTGATATGTTATCCAAGAATAGAGTTTATAGAATTGAAGATATTGATGATTTATCAAACCCCGATTTTGGTACATACAACATCTTTATGTGGAGGGGTTCATTTAACTGCCGTCATGTATGGATGAGATTGGTATACAAAAAAGAAGGTAGAATTATCAACAATGCCAATTCAACAAAAGGTTTAGAAGACACAGAAAGTTTAGGACCTGTTATTCAACCTGATACAAGACCTGGTCCAACCATTGATTCACCAAATCCATCAAGACAATGGAGACCTGGTACACCAAGAAATGGTAATTTGTTTGCTGAAGAAAAGAAATTGGAAGATGCTTGTTGGGAAGGATATGAACCTATTGGATTAAAAGATGATGGTTCACCAAATTGTGTTCCAATTAAAATGACTGAAAATGATTTTGCTGATTCAATTAATGACTATCCTGAAGGTGTTAAGAACGCAGCGGCAAAGGCTGTGGCTTGGGCTGAAAAAAATGGATGGGGTAGTTGTGGAACAGCCGTAGGAAAACAAAGAGCCAGTCAATTAGCCAAAGGTGAACCTATTTCAATAGATACCTTAAAAAGAATGTATTCTTACTTATCAAGACATAAGGGTGATTTAACCACATCAAAGGACTATAAAGGTTCTTGTGGAAAACTTATGTATGATGCGTGGGGTGGAGAAGCCGGTTTAACTTATTCAGGAAGAAAAATTAAATCTTTGGAAAAACAAAAGATGGTATTTGCCTTTGATGAGGACAAAAGAATACTTGTAGGAGCAGCAATGGTTCCAAACAAGATGATACATAGATATGATGCTCAAGGTAATCTTTACTATGTATTCTTTTCCAAGGCATCAATCAAAATGATGGCTGATAAGTTCTTAAAAGACAAAAGAACTGATGAAACATCAATAGAGCATGATGGACTTAAATTAGGTTCAGATAAAGTATTCATAACAGAATCTTGGGTTAGTGATGACCCAACATATGATAAATCACATTTCTATGGATTTGATTTACCTGCCGGAACATGGTTTGTGGCAATGAAGGTAAATGATGATAATGTATGGAAAATGATTAAAGAGAAATCCCTTACGGGTTTTTCAGTAGAAGGACTTTTTGCTGAAAAAAGTGTTTTCAGTAAAGAAGACAAACAAATAAACCAAATAAGAAAACTTATTACAGAAATTAAAGATTATGACCAGTAAAGAAGCAATCAAAAAAATAATGTCTGTTCTTAACTTAACCAATGAAAAATTCTATGAGGCAAAAACCGACCAAGGCGTTGTTGTTAAAATGGAAGGTGATGCAATGGAGGTTGGAAAGATGTTATATGTAGCAACTGATGAAGGAATGATTCCAGCACCTCCAGGTAAACACATGATGGAAGATGGGTCAGAGGTTGAGGTAGGTGATGATGGTATGGTATCTAAAATCAAGATGGGCAGCACAGAAATAACTGATGATGCAAAGAAAGATGAAGAACAACAAAAATCAACTATTGAAACTATGGCTGAATCAAAAGAAATGGATGTACCAATGGAAGATGGAGACATTAAACTTGTTGATGGAAGCGTATTTAGAATTGGTGGTGAAAACCCCGAATTTGGCGTTAACATCAAAAAAGTAATGTATGATGGCACATTATCAGCAATCGCTGATGGAGCCTATGAAACTGCTGACGGAAAAGTCATGCAGATTGTAGGTGGTGAAATCCAAGGCATTCAATCAAAAGAAGCGGAAATGGCAAGAGGTGGAATGTTCACCGAAGCAAAATCAGGTGATTTAACATTAGATTCACCAACATTTGATGTGGGTGAAACCATTGATGTTGTTGGAGAAGACGGAACAAAAACACCAGCACCGGACGGAGAACATCAAGTTGTCCTTAAGGATGAATCAGGAAATGAAAACAAGATTAGAGTTGTTGTAAAAGACGGCAAAATTACCGAAAGAGAAAATGTGGAAGAAGCACAACCAGAAACAGAAGATGAAATGGCTGCCTTCATAGAAGCATTTACAACAGCAATGAAGAAAATGGAAACTAAATTAGATGAATTGACTAACAAAACAAAAGTTTTGGAAACATCATTTAACAAGTTCTCAAAAGAACCAGCAGGTTCACCGATTAAAAAACAAATAAACCCAGAATCTTTTAACAATTTTTCTAATACAAGATTGGAAGGATTCAAAAAATTAAGAGAAACAATCTCTAAAAATAACTAAAAACTAAAAAATTAAAAATATGGCAAACAAATTATCAAAATTGAATTTTTCATATGACTTGGGTGGTTTAACAAATTATGTTGACGCATTAAATTCTGATATCATTTCAGAAGCAGTTTTAACACCAGTTACTATGGAGTACATCAATGTTATACCAGGTATTAAAGGAACACAAAATGTGAACTTATTGTCTGAAACATTAACAGTACAAACAGGAACTTCTTGTGGTTGGGACAATCAAGGAGCGGTAACTTTCACAACTGCAGCAGTTACTGTAGCAGCATTGAAAGTAAACCAATCTTTATGTTTACAACAATTAAACACCCTTTGGTTGGGTCAATATTTAAATGCAGGTTCTTATAATGAGAACGCACCATTTGAACAAGCGATTATTGACTTACAAACTAAACAAATTAAGAGATACAATGAAGATTTGTTGTGGAACGCTTCAAGTGGTTCTACATCATTCAGCGGATACAAAGAATTATTGGCTAACACAGCAGGTGTTGTTAAATTAACAGGTCAAACTGCTTTGTGTTCAGTAACTGGTACAAGTGCTACTGAAAAGGCAAATAATGTATTGGCTCAAATTGATAATATGATTTCAGCATTAAACAGAAATGTTTATGATAGAGATGATATTACAATCTTCATGTCTCAACAACAATTCA